TGAAATATGCTGCATATCCTGCCAAGCCAGCTACATCTTCAAGTTTTGCTATTTTACTGTCCTCTGATGCATTTGATTGATGCTTAAACCACTTCATTTACCACGTCCTTGTGTCGAGTTTGATTGCTGGCTTTTTAGGCTTAACAGGCTCCGGTTTACGAGGAGGGTAAAAACTATTATACAGCTTGGCGTCCTGTGTATAAAAAACAGATGTGTTATAGGCATAACTAGAGTCAATCTCCATAATTCCGATCTCTAAAAAAAACTCAACCTCATCGCTCGTGAACGACCTCAGAAGTGTTGTTATGGGAATAGTTCCCTTGTTTACATTAAACAAGATTTCAAGCTTTAAAACCCTTGTCCCCAAGTCTAAGATGAAGTCATTTCCATCTAAGAACTGTTCGAAAAATTGTTGTGTGATTTTCATCGATCCTCCGTTGTAAAAATTACTTAGAGGGTGTTGCGATTTAGAATGATATATAGTATTTAATTACTAGATTTCGCTCTAAGGTCTAGATCACCTTAAGCAATATGTTGAGGCCTCTTTTTACGAAGAGGCTTTTTTGTTTTGAAGTACGATAGATAGGATTAATCAATAAATCAAGACAGAAAAGGTTAAGCCTTAGGATTTCGCCACTTACCAGTTAATTCGCAGACATACCACCCATTAGACAAAAGCCACTCCATAACAGATGAATATTTGCTGGCCATATAAGCAGTTCCATGATTATGAAAATCGTTGTGCGTTTTCTGTGAAACTGGGATTAAATTCCAAACAGAATCTTTATGTTCAGGGAATGCCTTTTTCGTGAGTAAGTGATGATAGGTAACAAGCCCGCGACCTTCCAACTTAGTCACGATACATGGTTCATTTGCTTCGTAGTTCATCTATTTCTTTCTTCTAAGGTCAAAGCCTCGTATTCGTCTTTTTCTTCGAGTTCTTGCTCTTCTTTAAACAGAGCTTCTTTTACGCACTCTGTACAAAGCACATCCTCTTCGTATTGATGAATCATAAGGTCGGTCTTTGATTTGCAACAGTCACACTCAAGTGGTTCATAGAAAAATGCGCTTGATTTTGATCTCATATATGTCTCCTTTGAAGTTGATTGATTTTATCATGAAAGGGGCGAGATGTTTTGAGGTGTGAAATTGTTACCTGGGAAGTTATTTTTCCCATCCAGGGATACTAGACGCTTTGGCCATTATGTCTTTATAGTCTATGATTGCATTTTCATTAAACCCAATCTCAAGAAGTTCTTTCTTGGCATTACTAGTTAGGGATTGCTTTACAAGTATCATTTTTCCGAACTGCTCAGGGAAATACTTCTTAAACCTTTTGAGCTTTGTTTTGCTTTTACTGTCGAGCCATCCCTTAAACTCAAAAAAGAAGTCTTTTTCTGGGATGTAAAAGTCAGGGGTATATGAAGTGCACCCACTCCGAATTCCCTCAAACCAAAAAGTGCGCGACTCATATTCGTATTTTAAACATAAGCAGTGTTTTATATACCTAGCAAAATTAGCCTCTGCCTTGCTCCTAAAGAAAACATTGTCCAAGTCTTCTCGTTTTCCTTTAAGTCCGCGGCTGTAGGTATTTTGAGAAAGACAGGTCTTCCTGTTTTTAAGTCTAGTTTTAAACGCGGCCTTTTTTCTTTTTACTAACTTTTCTTTAGTTATATTTCCCCAGGTTTTTTTAGAGGCAATTGACATTGCAATTCTAGCCCCTTCTCCATGTTTTCCACCTAAGAACCCACGAGGATGTCCGTTTTTTTTAATGTACTCCTTTGTTCTTTTCGAATTTCTCGCTCGTCCTTCTTCGGTTCGCAAGTGGTCGCTATTTAACTTGCCAGTCCGAAACAACTCTTTCATTAATATGCTTTGATCGGGTCTTTTTTTCCCAACCTTGGAACTTGCAGCTCTTTTTTGAAAGTCTTTAAAAAAATCCCCACTCCTATCAAGCCTCAGTCCAAGCTTGGAAGCCCTGGCTCTTATAGCCCCCTCTCCAAGCCCAAGGGCCTTTGCACACGCCATTTTCCCTATTTTAGGGTAGTTTTCTATTAACCACTCTTCCTCTTCTTCAGACCAAGAGCATTTTTTATGGCTGTTCATTTAACTCTCTAAGCTCAGCGAGTTGCTCTGTGTAGATGCCGGATTTGACGTTAACGAGGTAACTTCTGATTGTTGATTCAAGTGCAACTTCCCACGGCTTTTTAGTTTTTCTTTTCACTAAATCGTCCGCAAATTCCTCAAGTACGTCAACACTTAGTTCGTAGAACTGCTTCCCTCTAAACTTAGAGTTCTGGAATCTATAAAGCGGGCCGACTGCTTTTTCTTCCTCTGGAATTGGGTTATCTATTTCTGCGCTTTCATTCATGATTTGTATCAGTGACTTTTCCGGGGCCACTTCAATTTCTTCTAGCTCCTCAGTAGCATAAATGCCTTGCAATACGTCCGGAAACACCATTCTTAGGGCTTCTGAGACGCATCTCCAGCGCAACATAGTCACCGGCTGCTTGAGCCAGTTATCTTTACCTGCTAGCCCCATTTGCTTTGCTTTTTGCATGTCCCAGGTTGACGTATACCCATAGTCGTCCTTGTCTCTCTTTGCCGTACAAGTAACAATCTTTTTCTCTTCGTCTGCCTTAATTTCGATAATGGCATTAGGGCATTTAGACCTAACTAGAGCAAGCTGTGTTTGGGCCTTAAGGGTGCACTGACCTTGAATTAACACTATTGCCTGCAAAGACTGCATTGGTTGAAACCCTAGCTCTGCTCCTAAGACAAGGGCAGCAAAAACGTCTTCGCCTTTGCCTTGAAAATGCTTTGGTACGATTGAGCTTTTAGCGAGAGTGCTTGCTAGTTTTACAGCTTGATTGAACTTTGATTCATCAAATAACATGATTTCCATAAATACCTCCAGGTTTTAACCGAACATACTATGGCTTCATTTTTATATCAATGTGGTGTGAATATATTTTAGAAAAGCGGAGCTATGAAGATATGTTATGCACTTCAAAGAACAACAACCTGGAGACATGCTCCGCTTAACCTCTGTTTAACATACGTCTAAAAAAGGCGCAAGTTATTGATGTAATGTAAATCTTATATTTATAATAATTATGTATTGAACTTTTAAAAAACCAATTATATCAATTATGCCTAACCACTTCAAAGGGAACAATATGCATGAATCTAATTCACCACGAATTAAGGTTATTCGACTAATCAAATGCCATAAATGTGACATAGACACCGGACTTAGAGAGTGCGAAATGGCAGGAGTCCGCGTTGACTATTGCTTTGCTTGCTATTTGAGAGAAGAGCGCGAGGAGTTGGGGGAATTTGTTCCTGAAACCAGCGAAGTCTTCCCGTGGTAAATTATGAAAATTAGTGTTCGCAGAATGCTGAGGAAGTTCCCTCACTGTAAAGAAAATCATGAGTGGACTGACTGGAGTCCAGAACCTTATGGCGATGGACTAATGAAGTTTTGTAGGAAATGCCCTAAGACTATGAACATAAAGCAGTTTAAGAAGCTGAAGAAAAGAACACCTATAGGTGTAAAAAAAGAGACTGAGCAAAAAGAGATTAACGAACATATAGACTTATTTAACATTTAAGCCTGCGCTCAGGTTAATAAATTTAAAATGTTTTAAAAATTACACTCCCTTGTGAGCGTGCAAGGGTTTCTAAAGAGGACGCATGAGTAAGGACACAGAAACGCTGTTTAACCTTGTTACTATTATGTTTTGTATTAACTTCGCAAGCATAGTTGTTCTGGCCTTATGGATTCTCGATATCAAAAGAGCTTTAAATTGAATATCGATCAAGTGATATTTACAGCTCCGATGTATAGGACACTGAGCGCGCTGGCTAGGCACTTTGGTGTAAACGTACAGTTCTTAAAATATAGACTAATGAAGGCGCACAAGTTGGAGTTAGTGAGACGGATAATAAAGGAGAATTAAAATGAGTATCGAGACGATTAAAATTAATGAAGTTGAGTATGTTAGAAGAGATTCGATTAAGCCACAGGTTGAGACAATGAAAAACATTGTTATGGTTAGAACCTATTCGGCAGGCGTTCATTTCGGTGAACTGGTATCGCGCGAAGGTAAAGAAGTTGTGCTTAAAAATGCTCACAGAGTATTCTATTGGACAAATGCATGTTCGCTGTCTCAACTAGCTATTCAAGGTAGCCAAAATAAAAATGCCGAGAATAAAATCAGTATGGCGGTTCCAGAGATTATATTAACAGAGGCGA